TTCGCGGTGAAACCAGAAACCGTAAAATTCTGGTTCATGTACATCAGAGCGGCGTATCGATAGCCCTGGGTGCCGTTGATCCCGCCGGTTGATGTGTCGGCGACGATGTTTCCGCCGGAGCCAGTGCCGTTCACGATTGGCGGATTAGGCCCGGTCGCCGATTCAAGGATGAACGGCTGCGCCTGGGGCTGGTAGTAGCCAACCAGCGCAAAGGCGGTCGACGGAGGCGCTGGTGCCCCGGTCGCTACATCGGCCTCATAGATGCCCACTGATGCGATGGTGTAGAGGTCGTTGTTGTTGTCGTCCTGGGGAACCGCCACGGTCACAAGGGTGGCATCTCCGGCATTCGTGTTGACGATGAGATTAAGCGGGCCGAGCATCGTCTCGCCGTTGCCGTTGGTGTAGGTCTGTGCCACATATACATCACGCCCGGCGGGGAATAGCCCAGATGGGAGCGTGGCGGTATTGTTTGCGGGAGGTTGCACTCCACTCGCTTGAGTCGTGATAACTGGCGTGCTGCCCAGCGCGAAATAGCCAACCAGTTTTAGGTATGCCGGCTGGCCGCCGCCTGTGGGAATATTCCACTCATAGACATTGACGCCCTGGACCGTTGGCCCGTAACTGCTCGCCAAATCCACCTGGACACCTTGGCCTCCCGCCGTGGTCTCAATCTGCGCCCACGCGCCCTGGGTCGTCTCGCCATAGGCATTAACGAGCGTCAATCCAACCGTCACGACCTGTCCGGCGCCGAAACTCCCGCCGCCATTCACAAGGGACAGACCCGGTGCGTTCGGAGGAGCTACCGTGCTGCCTGCGGGGATTCGCTGAATTTGAACCTCGGCGTCTGGGGTTGGAAGCTGGCCGGGCGTGATGCGTGCCGTGCAGAGGGAAGGAGGAGCGCCAGCCGCGATAGCGCCTGTGCAGTTGTAATTGGTACCAAGAGCGATCGGCGTCCAGTTCGCCTGCTCGTATGTCGAGATGGGCGGGGCGGCGGAGCCGTGGGCGACGCTGGCCGTGTAGACGTTGGCGCCGTTCGGGATGTAGGCAGCCGAAAGCTCCGAGAGCCATCCGGGGAGCGCAGCGAGAGCCGGTATCGGCACGACCACGGTAGTTGCTGCCGCCAAGGTGGTAATCATCACCGGAGCACTCGGCAGTGTTTGACCCTGGTTGTTGACCAGCGTCATCACCATGTATACGTCGAGGTTGGCTGCCCAAGTCCCACCGCCTGCCAGCGTCAGGACGAAGTTGCTAGGCGGCGGCGCCACTCGGTTGGCAAGAACAGCCGTGTACTCCTGCCATTCCGCAGAACCGTCGTAGACTGTTCCTCCTTCGGTGAGCGGCCAGGCCGGCTGCACCGCCCCTGTCACGCCCGCCTGGATGCAGCGATAGGTATGGCCGTTGCCGCTGGGCGTGTTGGGCGTGGCCATCTCTCCAACCAGGACCGGCGTGTTGGCCACCCAGTTCCACCCGAACGGCTTCATCCCATAGGGCCAGACGTTTTTGGTTCTGGGATCGATCACCGCCATGCCTGAGAGCGGCGTGCTCAGGTCCGAGAAGGCAGCGAAGACCTTGTTGTAGGTCTGCGCCGCGATCATGTGGGCATCGGCTGGGGGAGTAAAGCTGGAGTTGAGCTGAAAGGCATTCATGCGGCCGGAGCCCACTGGAATTTCGTACTGCAAGGAGCCCGCCAGGTCGAAGATGATCGGCACCTGGAGGAACTGCTCGGCCGCCGTCTCTGGGGTGTAGAGAGCACCGACCAGGCCCGTGATGGGGCTTTGGTTGATGCCCTGCATAGTGGTGTTGATGCCGTCGCGGGTGCGGACTGAGGTCAGGCCGTCGTAACAGCAGTTGCGGACCAGCGCGGCCAGTCCTGTCGGGAGATTGGTCTCATCGTCGTTATCGTTGTAGCCGAGGAACCGACTTATGATCGCCGGCGTTCCGCTGAACTGAGCCATTCTGCTCCAATAGAAAAGCCGCCTGGTTGGGCGGCTTCTCTACGCCGGCTCTCGGAGTCCGGCTCTCTTGGGGTTTTACTGTGTGGGCAGGTTTATTGCCTCGTTTAAGATGGCGGCCTTGGACTCCGCAACATCCCCACTGCCGGAATTCTACCGCAGCGGAAGCCTGACGACAAGCGTCCCCGCCGGGTACGCCCCAGTGCCAAACTCGCTGCCCTCCGAGTTCCAGAGCGTGATCTTGTTCGCGTTGAGGGTTGCGCCCGGAGTGAGTTGTGCGTACACACCGTTGGCCAGCGCGCAACCTTCAATCGAAGGCGGGGTCACCGGCTGATTCAAGGGCTCGCCCAGAACGCCCACGCCGTTGGGATCTGCGAACTTTCCCGGATTGAGGTCAACGGTGGTGCCGCCGACGCCGGTCGTGTAGTTGCCGCTCGGCACGGCATTGAGCAGCACCGAATCCGGTGAGCCGATGCTCGGTTCGTACTTCAGAACCTGAAAGGTTATTCCAGCCATGAGATTGTTCTCCTTTGTGAGATTGGGTTAGAGGTTGATTACCACTGGCCACGGAAGCCGCGCCGACCGCCGCCGCTCACTCGTCCGAGTCTACTGCTGGTTCCTTGTTGTTGCCGAACGAGTGTGGCCGCGATGTCGTCCAGCGTATTCGTGGCCTGGGTGCCATAGTTCTGGACATAGCCCGCATTGCCGCGCTCTGCGCCGATCAAGGCCGCCGTGGAAAAAGCTAGGGCATAAGCCATCATCGGATGTATCGCTATCGGGTCCGTGTCCTTCACCAGAGCTGCCGGCCGGAACTCGCCGCGGATGCGAATGTCCGCGGCAAAGCCCAACCCGGTGATGTAGACCACGTAGCTTCTCCACTCCCAGCAGACGCTCCCAAACCAGTTCATGAGCGGCTGGCCAGGAGCATAGTTAGAACTGTTGGGCAGGATGTCTTTTCGGGTGGCCATGACGTAGTTCGTTTCCGGCTGCCCGGCCTGCTTCACTTCGAGGTCGAGAGGGTTAACCAGGCCAAAGAAAGGCTGGTTGGGCTTTTGGAGTTCTGCCAGGCTGCTTGTGCCAAGGGGCACGTTGGCAGCCACTTGGAGTTGGGTGATGAAGGGGGAGCATGTGCCCGCCAGATACGTGATCGCGCCATCGTAGGCCTGGTTCACCAATGGCAGCAAATACGCATCCGTCGCAAAATCAGCGTCAGGGTCTCCGATAAGCGACCGGACTCTTGTCTTTACATCGAGCAGAACGTTCATGCTTCCCCTTCTGGTTTAGATACCGGCCCGCAGTGCCTTGCGCCGCGCTTCTTCCTTCTGCACAACCGGCCAATCCTTTTCCTCAAGCCTCTCCATTGACGGATGGCTTGCGGGGATTTCCTTGGCCATGTAGGCAGAGAATGGATCGTAGACGCGCGCGCACTTCCAGCACGCGAAGGCCTCGACGCGCTTCTTGGGCTCCCCGCATCCGGGGCAAGTCACGGCCGATTCGGTTGTCAGCGTCACCCACGGCGCCGCAACCTGCCGCCAGCCCATATCCATCTCGTACTGGTGCCAGATCCGATGGACCGGCGTGATGTTGCCGCGCTGGTCTTCCTTGTCCCAATACGACTGCGCTTCCTGCGTCTGGAAGTTCGCGTAGCGCTTCTGGAGCTTCAGGGACGCACCGACTATCTCGTCGAAGTCCTTGGTCTCGGTGATGTACTCGCGAGTCCTGTTTTCCAGGCGGATGTAGGTCGGGACTCGAACCTCGATCCTCTTGGTCTTCTCGCGCATGATTTGCCGGCGGTCTCCCTCGAAGGCCACCACGCCGCCCATGCCGACCGCGCTGCCCAGCGTGCCGAGGGTGTAGGCGACAAAAAAGCAGTGCGCGATCTCAATCTGCTTGCAGGCCTTGACCTCGTAAATGCCGCTGGCGATCTCGTCCTCGACTTTCACGTCCTTGATCTGGAGGAAAGTCCGCGGCTCGCGGATGGTCAGAACCGACGCCTTGTACTCCCGTCCTTCAAACTTGTAGAAGAAACGGTTGTCGTCGAGAACCGACTCATCGAGGATGGATGGAACCTTGAAGCCGATTCCTCCGTCGAGCGCCAACGCGACGGGGTTGAAGTTTAAGATTGTGGCCGGCTGGGCGAGGCCCGTTGCCTTGAGAGAGGTCAGAAGGGCTTGGCGCTCTACCGCCAGCCTCCGCATCTCCTTGCCGTTCTGCATTTTGTCCAGAACGTTGGCCAGGTATGGGTTTGCCACTGGATTAGCTGCTGCGAATGATGGTGTTCCCATGGTCCATCTCTCCTTTGTGTTGCGGGCCTGCTGGGTTAGTTGCCGTCTGCGTCGTGGACTGCGCCGAGGTGTTCGGTAAGACCACACGCTGTTTGCAGTTCGTTGCGGAACCGCTGCGCTGCGAGTGATCCACTCTTGAGCACCGGAACGAGTTCGTTCTTGCGCATGTAGGCGAGGTCGGCTTCGAGCTTCGCCCGTCGGGCCTCCCGCGCCGTCTCCTCGTTCTTGATGGTTTGCTTAAACAAAGCAGCGTAGTTGGTGGGGCGGTTCTCCATGGCCTGCTGGTGCATGGCAATGGAGCATTCAAGATCCCCAAGTTCGGGAATTTTCGGGAACGGGCCGCCGACAATCCAGTAGTCGCCGCGAGACGGAAACTCGCCCTGCATCATCGTGCTGCCGTCTTCCGGCTTGTGCGACTTCCACTGCTCTGGGTTGCCCCAGGTCTCCGCAGGGAACCAGCGCTCGATGATCCAGCCCTCCACCGGATACTTGGCGACCTCAACAACCGAAGCCGACGTTACCCGGTCGCTGAGTCGGTTCTCGACGACCTTGCCGTTGGCGCCGACGGCGAAGATGGATTGCTCCTCCGCGCCGAGGTCATGGAAGATGCCGCCGGCTTTGATGAGGCAGTTCTCTGCCAGCACAATTCGGAACAGCGCGCGATCCTGCCCAGGCACCTTGCCGCCGATCTTGGCGAGGAATGCCTGCACTGCTTTTGGTGCATCGTTTTCTGGGTTCGTTACGCTCATTGCGGCCTTTCAGTAAACAGGAAGTTGGTGGCCCAGCCGAAGCTGAAGCCGAGCCGCCAAGTTGTGACCCGATTGTTACCGGGTGCTAATTGCTGAGGATGGGCTGCACGCCCAAACCGTAGATCGATCCGGAAGCCCACGGGAGCGAGCTGTAGTAGTTGAGCGAGTCCTGGAACATGGCGTCGGACTCAGCGACCCAGAGGCCGCCGGCCTGCCGCGGCCAGAAGATTCCCTCGACCATGCCGGGAATGAAGGCCATGGAGCCGGGGTAGCGAACCCGCTTCATCACGCCCTTGTCGATCCAGCGCATCTTGTCGGTGGCGCACATCGAATCCTCGACGACTTCGATGCCGGCCAGCATCCAGGTCGCAAAGGGGTTGACTGCAACGTCATAGCTGTCGGGAGTCTTGCCTGCGCCTGCGGTGAAGAGGGTCTTCGAGAATCCGAGGATGTCAGCGGAAACCTTCTGCGCGGGATGAGCGTACCAGACATTCCGTTTGCGCTGCTTGAACCGGGCGGTGCCCAGAGCCTGCTGCATACGGGTCATGAACGCCGAGACCATGCCGAGGGTCAGGTAGGCGCCGTTGGCGTTGTAGGTGGGTGACTGGACGTAGGAGTTTGCGCGGGCAATGCCGCAATACTCCAGAGCGCTCGACCCGTTGATGATGTAGTCGAGGCCGTTCACGCCGATGGGATTGCCGGAGGCAAGGCCGATGGGCAGGAAGTAGTAACCCGCCGCGGTCCCGCCGGGGACGGCGTCCACGGTCACGGTGTCGATCGTGCCAACGCCATTCTTCTCGACATCCAGCACGTTCACATTGCCGATCTGATTGAAGTTGCCGTCAGTGACACTGTAGTAGCCGTTTCTGTCGAGCAGACGGCCGCCAAAGGGCGGGGTGAGCAGCGGGATGGTGGTGCCGCCGGCGTAGGTGCTGTTCACCTGGGCCAGAATGCCGTTGTTGTAGCCCTGGAGGTAGGCGTTGCGGGTGTGCGCAGTCTTGTCCTTGACTTTGGAGATCATGCGCGCAATCCAGTTGTCCACGGTGATGTCGCGGCCGCCCTTGGCGATGCGGCGCGCCAGTTCGGTTGCGGAGATGGCGACCATGATCGGCAGAGGAGCGACGATCATCTGGTCAACCTGGTTGCCCTGGCCCTGGAAGTAGGAGCCGCCATCGGGCTGGTAGTAACCAACAACGCCGCCAACTTCGGTTTCGAGGGGGTGGCGGTACTGCTGAAGGCCGATCTCTTCGGTGGGTGCTTGGGAGAATAGGGAATCGCCGGCCATGTCCAGGTTCTCCGAAATCTGAACGTCCGAGTTGACTTTCTGAAGCATCCATGCAGTTTGCTGGGATGCGGCTCCGAGGTTTTGCTGAGCCATGGTGTGCCTCTTCTGGCCGCTCTTCTATCGAACCATTGCGGCATCGGTGGTTAGGGGCACTGCTTGGCGTCGCGCTTCTGCCGGTCTTTGGTATCCGCCGGGAGCGGTTTGTATGTTCCGTTGATGGGCTCGACTTTGTAGCTTGCGCAATTTCGCAATTTTGTCCCTGCGCCTCCGGGAAGGCGATTACGCCGGTGGGATTGCGGGATAGCGCGCGGCTTCTACCGTCCTCCCATGATCTCGTTCTTCTTGATGAGGGCCTTTTCAGTCCTGCTGCTCGGATCGATGTCCGGGAATTGCTGGTCAACCCACTGGTAGGCCTGCTGCATCGCGTCCTGTGGGGTCAATGGTTTGGGAGTGCCAGCGCTTCCGCCGGCTCTCGGCTCGCGCTCGGCCAGTTGCTCGCGAATATCGGATCTTCCCTGGGTGCGTTCCCGGTCAGACCGTTCCCTCGCCTGGACCTTGCGAAATTCCTTCTCGAAGATTGCTGGTAGATGCTCGTCGATCAGCCGTTGAGCGGTATCGACGCGCGCCAGTTCGGCTTCTGGCGACGGTGGACGCCGCGCCAACATGCGGGCCTGGTCGCGAATGAAGGCCACGCCGCCAATAACCTTGCCGGTTGCCCTATCGACGCGCCCGTAGGTCATCTCCTCAAACTGATCCATGATGGTCTTGGCGAAGACGCTGATCCCGGTCACGGGGTCTTTCGCTTCCATCACATAACTCGGGATGAAGGCGCCCACCTTCGCCTTTTCGTCCAGCATGGCTTTAAGTGTGCTTCCTACCGCTGCCCCAACCTGACGGGCAACGGACTGTTCGTAGTTTGTCCGTGCTTGCTGGCGCTGCTCGACGGTCTGGGTCTTCTCCTTACCGCCCAGCGCAGCCTCACGCTCGGCCAGTTCCTGCTCTTTCCGCTCGTAGTAGGCTTTGGCCTCGGGGTCCATCCCGCTGAGGTCGGGCTTTTCGCCGTCTGTCTTTCCAGCGCGCCAGTCCTTGATATATTTGAGCGCCTGGAGCGCCATGTCGTCGGCGCTGCCGTCGCCGTTTGCAAAGCGGCCTGCCTGCTGTGCCGCCTCAAGGTCGCCGATTTCAACGTCGTGGTAGGTATTCACGACGTAATCGTTGAGCATGTGGAAGTCGTCGCCAAAGGTCGGATTGCCCTGGGCGTCCAGAACCGGCTTGCCGTCCTTGTCGGTGATCGCAAACTGCTCGGCGAATTGCTCAAATGCTGCGGGAAAACTCTCGGGGGTATCCACAGCCTCGAGAAAGCCGGCGCGCAGGTTGACCGCCACGTTGGCCTGGTCCGCTGCGAACTTGGCCGACTCGACGTTCGGGAAGACTTCCAGAATGGGTGCGGCCTTGGCATTGGTGCGCGCCATGGCAAAGAGCGCATTCTTGACCTCGGGGTTGGCGTCGAAGGCCGCTTGCAGTTCGGGACTCTTTGCCGCCAGGGCATTGAGAGCCTCGGGTGTGACAGCCTCTGCCGGCTCCGCGGCGACCGGTTGCTGCTCGCCCTCTGCCGGCTTGTCAACCTCGGCCGCGGGCTTCTCCTGGTCTGCGGGCTGGGCCTCGGCCGCAGTGACGGCGGGCTGCTCGTCGATCTGCCCCTCCTTTTCCCACTCCCACTTGTTGTGGGCTTCGAGGAAGGAGACAACATCGCCGGGAAAGTCGTCCTGTTTAGGCTCTGCGCCGGCTGCTGTGCCTGCGGCGGCGGCTGGTGCTGGGGTAGCCTCACCGGATGCGCTTGGCGCGGCTGGCGGCCCGCCCGCTGCCGGGGCGCTAGGCTCTGCGACGGGAGCCGATGCCGCTGGGGCGGAGGTTACGGGTGTCGAGGGTGCGGAGGTTGCTGCTGGTGCGCTCGGTGCTGGTGCGGCTGGTGCGGCTGCTGCGGGGGCTGCGGGGGCTGCGATTCCATAGGCCATGCTGAATCTCCTTGAGTGGTTCGGTGTTGCGGGCAAACGAAAGGGCCAGCCGAAGCTGACCCTATTGGTCAAGCATTTTGTCAGATTACTTCGAAGAATCGTCGATAGGGTCGTTCGAAGTTTCCTGCTCGGCCTCCTTTGGTGCGGGCGCAGTTCCTGCTACACCGGAGAGGTAGGTTCCACCATCGGGTTGCGGTTCTCCCGGCTGGCCGCCAATATCAATCGCGTGCGGCGACTCGGGCGCGCCGGGCTCGACCGGCCCAAAGACCGCATCGGCCGCCTTGGCCGCGTCCTCGGGCGACAGCCGGCCGGTATCCTCTCCGCATTCCGCCGACGGCTCACCGCCAATAGGCAGGGTGGGCTCAGGCAGTTCCTTCCACCCGAACGTCTTCCCCTCGGTCAGCGGCGACACAAACGCCGTGGCAATCGCCTTCTCGACGTTCGTCCCGCTGAGCAGCGGGCTGGCCATGGCCGGATCGAGGTAGGCGACCATCATGTGCTCACCGTCCGCCTGGGTGTGAGATTGAACAACCAGCGCGTTGACTGAATCCTTGCCGCGCTGATAAAGAACGACATCGCCAAAAGCGTGTTTCGTCATGACGTCTTCTCCTCTACTTCTGTTGTGCTGCTGCTTTTTGAGCGTCGAGAGCCCCTTTCAGGAGATCATACGATGCTGTGACTTGAGGGGTGATATTGACGCCCGGTGGCTGGGGAGGCATCTCTGAGAGCTGTTGGAGCCGGTCCACCGCGCGCGCCCCATCTTGGGTGAGCAACTGAAGCGCCTGCTGCTGCTGCGGGTCAGGCGGCGGTGCCGGTGGCATTCCGGCGGCCTTCACTGCCATTTGCCTTTTTGCCTCGGCGGCGGCTTCTCCCGCTTCCATCTGAATAGCCATGGCGTAGTAGGCCTTTGTCCGCTCCCACCCGCCAGGGTTCGACTTCCTGAAGTCCCCGTTCTCCTGCCAGAATAGCCGCATCGTGTCGCGGAGCGTGCCGAAGTCCTCGACTTCCTGCTCCGGCATGACAGGCAACTGGTTGACCTGCTGGCCCGTCTGTGGGTCTTGCACGGCGATATAGTCGTTCTCCATGAGTGTGTTGATCGCCTGAAGCGTCCTCGCTCTCTGGGCAGCTTGGGGCAGCACCCATCCCGGCGGCGCGAGAGTAGCCATCATCGACTCTTGGTTAGGAACGCAATCGAGCATCGACGTGACGATTGGGTTCTTGCCGTCTGACATCTTGAGGAAGGTCTGCATCGTCTCCCGGATCTGCTGAGGGGTCTGCGGCAGTCCCTGATCGATATCCTGATAGACCTTGATGTGGCCCTGCATCTTGTTCCAGTTGACGTAGTTGTTCCGGAACTCAGAGCCATTGGCCTGGACCACATCCCAGATTTCTCCGACCGCGCCGGCCTGCATCAACTTCTGGAGGCACTCAAGAGCATTCTGCGCCGCCTGGGCATGTTCCCCTTTGGCGCCCTTCCAGTAGATATTCAGCTTACCGAGAGCAGTATTGAGCGCCTGTTCCTGGCCGCCCTTGGTCTCAATGCCCTCCTGGCCACCGCCGCCAAAGGTCTGAGGTGTCACCCCCGAAATGGTCTCGGCCATCTGGATCAGCATCGGCGGATAGTTGAAGACCTGCGGATCAATATCAAATTTGAATTGCATAATCGCGTCTTGAAGAGGCTTGTCGATCCCGGCGCCCTTTGTCTGGACCCCGTTCAACACACCGGGCGACATGACCCGGCCCGCCATCTCCCGGCGGTCGATCTTGTTCGAGTCGTAGATCGTCATGCCCGCCGCGCACCGCTCAATCCAGTCGTCGATCAGGTCCATTACGTCGTTCAGACGGATATTGAACGGGACCACCAGGTCCGCAATCGACTCCGGGTACATCCCCACATTCTCATGCAACTGGCAGCAGGACCACTCTTTAGCGAGATTGGCCTTGCGCACGTCGGCAACCAGTGAACCAATCAGCGTTACCTTGGCGCCGTCGGGAAAGTTTTGGTGCATCCACGCAGCGAATTCTTTATCTCCTGTCCGGCCGTAAGAACTTGGCGCCATCCAATTCTGGCTGAGCGTCGGCTTTTGGTTCTGGGAGTCCGAGGTGTATCCCCACCCCATCGACGTGATTTCGTTCCTGCGCAGCTTCTCATAGGCTGCGTTGGGAGTTGTTCCCAGTTCCGCGCCTTCGGTGATCTTCTCAAAGATAGCCGGATAGGTCAGCCTCAGCGCCCCAATGTCGATCTCACGGTCGAAACTGAGTGTAGGCAATTCCTCAATGCAGTTCGCTTGCGGGTCAACATCGATCTCCATCGGCCCATGGACGCTCCACTTGACCATCGCGCGCGGTACGCGCTTCTGCCCAGTGATTGCCGTCTCGGTGGAGACTTCCGCGGGAAAGAAGGCTTCCGGGCCAAGAGGCGCTCCGCATTTCTGGCAACTCTTCGCCTGGGCGGCCGGGAGTTCCGCGGCGGGAGTATTGGTTCCGCACTTGTAGCAATGGTAGCGGTCGGGCTTCTGGACCTGAATGTCACCGAAAACATCCTCATCATCCCAGCCGGCCCAGTCGCCATCCAGGACTGCACGCGTGTGCTTGAAGTAGACGCCGTACAGGTAGAGATTCCCGCTCTCAGCCATGAGCATCTTATCGCTTTTGTTCATTCGCTCAATGATTGAGATGGCTTCCTGAGAGGCTTTGGCCGTCGTGACGTCCGCTAAAATCTCAGCGTTCTCAGGCTTAACGATCACGGAAGGAACTGCACCAGCTATGACCGAGGAGAATCCTCCTTCGAGCATCTGTGTGATGTTGTTGCTGTACTTTTCGAGGTAGGTGTCCTCAGCCTCAGCTTTTCCGTTCTGCCGGTTGTAGGCCAACACATCGACGTAGGTGTTGGAACTCGGGTCGAACTCGATGAGCTGACTACCGCGGAACATCAGGACATTGCGCATCCAGCCAGGAATGCGAAGCAGCCGGTCGGGTGCCCAGCCGCCGCGGTAGGTCGTGATGGTCTCGACCATCTTCTCTTTGTACTCCTCGGGCAGTTGGAGCTTTTGTTCCTGCTGCTCTGGAGTTTCCATCATTGGATTGTCAGGACCATGGGAGATGTCGGGCGCTGCTTGCTGCATTCCTGCGCTTCCCATCGTTACGGCTGGTGATGCCATCGGTTATCCCTTCGATCCCTTTTGCATTTGGGCTTGTTTGAATCGCTCTTCGGCGGCTTCCCGGAATTCTTTCCTGAGTTCAGCACCCAACTTCCGATGTGGACGTTGGGGTTCTGTCTGCTCTTCTGGTTCCAGCACTATACCTTGAGTTGATTTGGATAGCGCCAGTTCCAGCAGTTTGGCGTTTGCCTCTTTCAGATCAGCAATCTGCTGGAGAGCATCCTCGAAGCGTGCTCTGGATACAAATGGAAAAGTCATCAGAGAACCTTGAACTTTCCGCGGATGTGCTTGTTGATGAACTCGCCCTTGGATGGCGCAGCTTGGAGTTGCTCCCAGATCGCAGCCGGCACGCCGAGGTAGACAATCCGCTTCCCCGCCTTCGTGGTCACGGTGAGCAGGCCGCTGGAGAAGTCGATGCTCTGCACCCATGATGAATCGACAACGAGAGGGTTAGCCATGGCCTTTAGAAATACTCCACGATCTCGATGGTGGTCGCTGTGGCGGTTAGAGAGCATACCTGGGCGAGCAGAGTAGCTGCTTGATTGCCAATACCGGCGCCTGGGGCGCCCAGCGCGCCACCGCCAGGGTCGGACTGCGCCGGGCTGCCAAAGGCTTCGCCGTAGGGTCCGTGCTCGGAAATCCGATTCCAGTTCTCGAACGCGGGGAAGTCGCCGGGCTCATTCGCTTCGCTCGCAGCGGGTCTGCCAAAGATTGTCGTGAACCCAGATGCAGACCCATCGTTCGGGATCTTGACCTCGAAGCCCTGCGGAGTGTTGGCCGCGGGGGCTGTGGTGAGGATGCTTTCCTCGATACGCCACCCGCGCGTTGGGCCGGTCGCATAGATCGCCGTGAATGCTCCGGCAATGCCAACATTGACAAGCCGTCGTCTGAGGTTTGGTCCACCTGCGTTAGCCATACTTATTTCTCCTGTCTATTTCTGTTGGGGCGTCAAGGAAACCAGACAAAAACGCCCATCCCGAAGGATGAGCGCCTTGTGCTCTGGCTTTCCGCCGCGCCTCCTTCAAGTTGGATTGTTCCACAAAGCTACTTCCGAGGCCCGCCGCGCCGTCAGGGCCGCACTCACCACACCCTCACAATGGTTCCAGCGGGGGATCTGCTCCGGCACATTCTCAATGCCGTGGCCGCACAGCGTCTGAAGCGCACCGATGCCCAGGTTAAAGCCGAAGTCGATGAGCGCATCGAACTGGTTCTGGTTCAACGGCCAGCCTAGGCTGTTGACGGCGTTCTCCACCTTGCCTACATCCTGCGCCAGCAAAGCCCGAGCCTCTTCCCGCGTTATGCCCTCCGGGTAAGACTCGCCGGGGAGCAGGTCGTGGCCGTAGCCGATGGCCTCATGCCCCGCGTCCGGGTACACGGTGGCGCTAAATCCTTCGTTGCCCATGATGAGGGCGAGTCCTCGCTGACTGGTCTGCATCGTCTCTCGCTTGCGCCCTTGATTCCCGCCTGCCGCTAGAGCGCATCACGGCGCGGGTGTCAGACAAGGGATGTTACTGAACTGTGGAGTCGGAGACTCTGTCATTGGGCATCACCCCTTCCCTACTTCACCAGCATAAGCGCCTGCCAGGACGCGCCGATGCAGGTATGGCGGGCACGGGTCATGCTGTCACCCAGTTCTTCTCTTTCGCACCGCGTCTGGCGGGTTGAATCTCAGCGCGTTTCTGTCGGCGCTCAAGTGTCACATCCTGCCACGCCACATTTCTTCCACCCGGCCATACCTCGTAGGTGTAGGCTTCATGCCCATGCAGTTTTACCCACACCTTTTGCTCTTGCTGGCGAGCTACAGCGAGGGCCACGAAGATGTCTGCGAGACGGTATGGATGCCGCCAATCACGGCCTAACGGTTCACTCATCATGATTTCACCGAAAAAGTCCCGAGCCACCACGGAAGGGCGACTCGGGTTCAAGTCAACTGGTTAGGCCGATGGAAGCGCGTTCAGGATAGCAACCACGCCGTTGACGATGGCT